CCTGATTTTGGCCGAGCTCTCTCCGTGTCCTCGCGCCAAATACGGGGCGCTCCTCATCGATCCGACAACAAACACAATCATCGCGGAAGGCTGGAATGGTCCACCGCGAGGGCCGGCACAATTATGCGGAGGAGCTCGGTGCGATCGAGACGAGAAAGAGATCATCTCTGGGCAACGGTGCGAGGTCGGTTGTCATCATGCCGAGGGGAACGCGATCGCTAACGCAGCGCGGCGCGGCGCTAGATGCGACCGAGCCTGGATCGTCGTCTCTGGAGCTCCGTGTCTCGCTTGTGCGAAGTTGATCCATCATGCAGGGATCTCGACGGTCCTCTATCTCCGCGCTGGTCGATCGATGGAGGGGATCGCCTATCTAGAGCGGAACGGCGTAGAGGTTAGAACCCTCCAGCTCCCTCCCAAGGCTTCTTCTTCTGTCTAGGGGGTGAATAGGCGCGACGAGTAGGCTTCTCCTTCTTCTCAAGAGCCTCGTCGTCGTTCCATCGCCACATGATGCAATCGTAGCGAAGAGCGTCGAGCGGATCTTCTCGACCGTCTTTCACTGGTGACTCTTTGCGCTTGTCCCACCGATAGCTTTCCAGCGCCTTCCGCAGACTGTTACCGGTCGCCTTGCGTCCTGCTTCCCAGACCTCGCGCGTCACGCGATATTGACGGCGCCAGATCGAGCGCTTGAGGCGCTGTACTCCGTTAATGATGTCGACGCGAACCGGCGAAGTGGTATGGCGAAGTCGAAGGCCGATCCCTTTCGGTGGAGCTCCGGAGAGGACGCGGAACGAAGAGAGCGCGGTCTGATCGTTTCGCGCTGATCCAGCCTTATCGCCGCATCCAGCATCAAGCCAGATACGAGGACCAGGCGCTCCTGTTTTGAACTTGCGCGGCCAAGCAATATCGAGGATCAACCGCGCGAGCTCCTCAAGCGTCACCTCTTGAGGATTGATCTCTCCGCAAATGATGTCCGCTTCCAGATCTGGATCATGCGCGATGATGAGGACCGAGGGCTTCCTGAATCCCCAGTCGATCGCGATTCTCCCCTCCATCGTCGGCTTATACCTCCAACCGTCGACGATATTCTCCTCCGACCATTCTGGATATACGGTCCCCGTCGGTGGGCGCGGTTCATTCAGTATCATCGCCGCGCGTTCTTCAGGGGGAAGCGCTTCGGTCGCCTTGAACCAAGCCTCCGATAGGTTTCGTCGGTTCGCGTAGCTTGTATGATAGATCGGCTGGCAGCCGTTATCCTCTGCCATCCGCACCCACCAAGCATCAGCGACAGGTAGGCCGACCATGACGAGGATCGGCGACGGTCCTGATCGAAGACGACCTAGCGCCTTTTGCGCGACCTCCTCGTTCATCGTCTGGGCCTCATCGATGAAGGCGGCGCCGCTGACATTGATCCCCTCAAGGGGATTATGGGACGAGTCGCGCGTGCCTGGTCGGAAGTATGCGCGACACCAAACCGAAGATCCCGTTGAGGGATCGGTCCATGTCCCCTTTAGCTGATTCCATTCCCAACCAAGGGGACCTAACCACTTCTCGATCTCTGGCGCCAAGACAGTTCGATAGCGCGGCGCTGTATCGGTGATCAGTAGAGACGCGCTCCCTGGTCGGATCTTACTCATCAAAAGCAGACCGAAGACCAGCGCCGAAGTTTTACCAGATCCCCATCCAGCGCGAACCGCGATGAAGGTCTCTTCATCGACTAGCGCTTGGACAAGATCTTTCTGCAAAGGATTGAGCTTCATAGACGCTTTTATCTCATACTGAACTAATTTATGGTACTGAACACTTGGGAGGTTCTATGTCGTACAAGACAGGCTATCAGAGAAGACGCGAGATGACCTATCAGGGCGCTCCTGCTCTTCCTCCGCTCGGTATCCGTGGGATCACGGGAACCTATCTATCGGGCGGCCAGATAACAGGAAAAGAGCAGAATCTCCGATTGACGGGCCTTCACTGGGTGCGCGAAGCCGAAGAGATGCTCGCGACCGACCCAGTAGTTCAAGCCTCGTGGCGAGTCTTGAAGCAGACATTACTTGAGGCGTCTTGGCGATGGGTTCCAGGCGACGAAGGGGACGCGCGGTCGAAAGAGTTCGCGCGATATGCGAACGAGTGTTGGGGGCTCGACGGTTATCCAGGGATGATGTCTCTCTCTTGGGAGGAGCAGCTTCAGTACCTTTGGGAGTTCGCTCCGATCGGCTACCGCTACGCGGAAGAGATCTATCGCATCGCTGACGATGAGAACGGCGTTCCTCGTGTTTGGCTTGACCTCTACGCCGACCGCGAACCTTCAGCGCATTTACGATGGGAGTCGCTCGACGGTCAGACCCTCGAAGCGGTCTGTCAGCAGCTCCGAGGAAACACTATCCCACCGGAGCCTATCCCTGCGTCTAAACTTCTCCTCCTCACCCTGAATCGAACGGGCTCAAACTTCGAGGGGCGCGGCCTCCTTCGCGCTAGTTGGTGGTGGTGGCGATTCAAGCAACGGACCGCGAACCTTCTTGGCGTCGGGATGGAGCGATGGGCTGTCGCGACTCCTCGCGTAGCTGTCGATAGATCAGCGGCTGAAGCGGCTGGATTGACCGACACAGATATAGACGAGATGATCGATCGCGCGGCGGCGCAAGCTCAAGCGTATATCGCTCAAGAGCAGAGCTTCCTCGTCGACAACCCAGTCGTGTCTTTCCAGACCTTCGGCGAGCAAAAGCTAGACTCAACTCACGCGCTAGCAACGATCAAAGAATGCGATCATCAGCTCTCAATGGCTTTCCTCGCGAGCTTCATGAATCTTGGAACCACTGACACGGGATCGCGCTCGGTCGGTGAAGTCCACCTCTCTGTCTTCCGTCGCTCCGCGCTCAATCTTTGCGATATGGTCGCCTCTGCGGTTGGAGGAATGGACCGACGAGGAGGAGGAACGATCGGGCGCCTTCTGAAGTGGAACTATGGAGAGTTCAGCCCCTCCCAACTCCCTCGACTCGTTCATTCTGGTCTCGATGCTGACGAGCTCGCGGAGAGCCTCACCGCTCTCGCTCCGCTGGTTCAATTCGGTCTCCTCACTCCAGAGGACGATCTCGAGCGAGCGATCCGAGAGCGGATCGGCGCTGGTGAGCTCCCTGAAGAAGCGGCCCGATCCTACTTTGACCGCGTCAGCGCTGGTCTCGGTGGAGGAGCGACCGCTCTCTCGGAGAGGTATCGCGCTATGAAGAGGGGGATCAAATGAGCTTCAAGCGAAAGATCAAGCGCCTCGCGGAGCGTCGACGACAGGATGATCCAAAGACTCCAGCGCCGAAGAAGGATCAACGAACCGGATCAACGCGGAACCCTGAAGGCTCCGCATCCGGTACGCGCGGATCGATCGAAGTCTCGGATCGAACCGAGAAGGCGCTGGAGAATCTCCGAGATGAGCATAATGAGAAGCATGATTCTGCGGCTCGTCGTGTTGATCTTGGGATGCTCAAGGCTGTTTATCGTAGAGGGGCTGGAGCCTTCTCGACCTCTCACCGTCCATCGGTCACATCTCGCGATCAGTGGGCGCTCGCGCGTGTCAAAGCCTTCTTGAAACTGGTCGGGACTGGACAGCGGAAAGATACTTATGACACGGACCTCGACCTCCTACCTCAAGAGCATCCTCAATACAGGGCGAAAGAGGCGAGCGAGAAGCTGGCAGAGCTCCCCAAGAAATACACCCATATCGACTTCAAGCCTCCAAAGGGTGCTCAAGAAGCGGCGGCGCGTGCCTTGGAGGTACGCGCGGAGAAGCCAGAGTCACAGCGAGGGATGACAGATGTTGGAATCGCGCGAGCTCGCGATCTTAAGAACGGGGTCGAGCTCTCTCCAGAGACCGTCAAAAGGATGCTCGCTTACTTCACGCGACACGAGATCGATAAGAAGGGCGAGACTTGGGACGAGCAAGGTAAAGGCTGGCAAGCCTGGCAGGGTTGGGGCGGCGATGCTGGCTTCGCTTGGGCGCGAAAGGTGGTGAATCAGATGAACGCAGCGGACAATAAGAGCTTAACCGAGAGAGCCTTTACCTTCTCCGAAGCGGAGGAGATCGACCTCGACGGTCTCACCGTCGTCGTCGAAGACGGTCAAAAGCTTGGGCGTCCATTCGTCACACTTCGCGCTGGTACTGTCGCTTCTCGGATGAGCGGTGAGACTATCGCCGAAGTTACGCCAGCGATGCTCGCCGAGATCGTTCGCGTCTTCCAAGCTCGAAAAGCAAGCGATCCAGTCATCATTGACTGGAATCATCAGAGCTCCCCTCAATTCGGAGCGAACACTCCAGAGACTGGAGGAGCTCTCGGAGAGATTGTCGATCTTCGCCTCTCCGAAGATGGTCAATGCCTCATTGCGATTCCAGCGTACAACGAGCGCGGACGCAAAACAGTCGCTGAAGCTCAAGGCTCTCTCTGGTCTTCCCCAGAGTTTGTCATGGGCGAAGTCTACGCGAGGGAGAGCGGAGCTCCAACCGGAGGCGCTCAACTTCTCGCCGTCACTCTTACCCCCAGACCGCAGCAAACAGCGAGCTCGGTCGATCGTGTATTACTCACAGAGGAGGCTTACCTCATGGATACCCGTGAGAACCTTTTGAAGATGGAGCATGAGGAGCTTGTCGATCTCTTGCTTCAGAAGATGGCGATGGTCGCCGAGATGGAGAAGAGACTCGCCGAGGATGAGCCGATGGAGCTCGCCGAGGATGAGGACAAGAAAGAGATGGTCGAGGTCGAGATCGAGGACGAGATCGTCCCAATGACCGAAGACAAAGAGAAGAAGAACTACGCGATGAGCGAAGGTTCAGCTCTCCTCCTCGCCGAGGTGACTTCTCTTCGCGAGCAACTTCGAGAGCTCCGCGATGAGAACCAGAGCGTCAAGCGCAAGGGCGCCGTTGACGAGCTCGTTCGCTCCGGTCGAATCTCTCCAGCCGAGGTCACTCTCGCCGAGAAGGCGTGGAACCATGCACAGGGAGGCGATAACGCCTTCTGGGCAATGTTCAGCGAGCGTAAAGCTGGCTCCGTTGTTTCGCTCCGTGAGATCGGTCATGGCGCGAGCGGTGAGCAGATCAATCGTGAGACGCTCGCAGAGCGAGCTAAGCAGGTTGCAACCGAGAAAAGCCTCAGCTTCAGCGAGGCTCTCAATCTTATCCGAACCACTGATCGCGAGTTCTTCCTCGCAGCTATGGAGGGCTAAATGAGCCGTCTTTCAAACTCTGACATCCAGACTTTTATCGCCGCTGAAGCGATCACCGCTCTTCAGGCTGTCGTCATCAATAGCGCCGGCAAGGTTGCACTCGCTGACGGAACCACCGGAGAGCAGGCTGACGGGATCGCACAGCGAACAGCAGCTATCGGTGATGCTGTCGAGGTCGTTATCTTCGGGCGTACCAAGGCTCTCGCTGGCGCCACTCTCACCGCAGGGACTCACTCTCTCCTCATGGTCGAGACTGCAACCGCTCACCTCATCCCTTGGGCGAATGGTGCAGGTACTGAGTATTCGGTCGCTCGCGTGATCTTTAATCAGAATGTCACCTCATACGCCGAAGGCGACGAGATCGAGGTCATCTTCACCGGCGCCAGCCAATTCGCTTAAAGGAGTCGTGAATCATGGCTAGTCCTAATTATAGCAATCTCCATCCAGTCGATCAGATCCTCACTAACATCGTCGCCGAGGCGATCCCAAGCGATAGCCAGCTTATCGCTGGTCGCGTGATGGAGCAGGTCGATGTCCCAGAGCGAAGCGGAACCCTCCTTGTCGAGGAGACCCGTTCTTTCATGGGAGCTCCTGAAGCTGACTCTCGCCGCGCACCTGGCGCAAGCCGACAGAGTCTCTCCAGCTTCAATCGCTCAAGCCTCACCTTCAAAGCGGAGATCCACTCGTTCGAGGATTCCATCGCGATGGAGGACATCGAGGACTCACAGTATCCAGGCTCCGAGGAAGAGCGAAGCGCTCGCAAGGTTCGCCGCGCTCTTCTCCTCGCACAAGAGAAGCGCTGTGCTGATCTCCTCTTCTCGACCAGCGAGTTCACGAACACTACAAGCCCTTCGACTAAGTTCGACGCGGCTGGAGCGGAGCCTCTTAGCTTCCTCCACAACGAGCTCGATACACTTCGCGCCGCGAAC